AATGGGGAGTACAACAGGTCACCGGAGAAGGTACAGCGGCGGACCTAGCAAACAAATCTGAAATAACCAAAGAAGACGGCAGAAAAATTCTATCAGATCTATTAGGCGAAGGTTGGATGAACTTCAATGAAACCAGTGCAATCCTTCCTGGATTGTCAACAGTAGATCAATTTGGCGGGCAAGATCTAGTAAACAAAATTGTTAAAGAAAGCGGTATAGGTCAAGGAGGATTCTGGGATAGATTTGCAACTTTCACCAATCCTTGGTCAGAAGATAGAAACATCGGTGACATGAATAGAGCATTGGCTGTTCTATTAGAAAAGGCAAAAACAGATGAAGGTCTAACCCAATCACAGTTAAAAGTTCTCCAAGAATTAAATCAAGCAATTAATCCAAGATCACTTGGTACTTATGGAGCACTTGGTACCATGTCAGAACCAAGAAATACGTTGGCTCTACTTCACAAAGGAGAAAGGGTGCTTAATCCTAAAGAAACAGCGGCATATAACAATACCCAAACAGCGTCTTCATCTAGTTCAGCCAATTTGGTTAATAAGGTGGTTGACAGCAACCGCGATAGTAGTGTAAAATTAGATAATACGTTAAATATGCTTATAGCAAAGATGACAGAACAAAATAATTTGACACGCCAAGTAATAAGTGCTGTTGAAAATGTTTAGGAAAATTAAATGAGTTGGAAAAAATACTTTCAGGAATACCAACCAGAAGACACTTCGGGAAGAAATAGTCCTGTATCTGGTGTAGGGCAAACAGGTCCTGCCAGAACAAACTATTCATCATATCTACCTGATGTGTATTCTGGACATCCAAATAGAATTGAAAGATACGGTCAGTATGAAACAATGGACGCTGACAGTGAAGTCAATGCCGCTTTGGATATTCTTGCAGAATTTTGTACACAAGAAAACACAGAAAACAAAACACCATTCCAACTTTTCTTTAAACAACAAGCAACAAGTTCTGAAACAAAAATATTAAAAAGTTATTTGCAACAATGGGTTGATTTAAATCAATTCGACAGAAGAATTTTTAGGGTAATGCGTAACGTATTCAAATACGGAGATGCATTTTTTGTAAGAGATCCTGAAACATTTAAACTGTTCCACATAGATCCCGCAAAAGTAGACAAGATTATTGTTAACGAAAGCGAGGGAAAACAACCAGAACAGTATGTTATCAGAGACATTAATATTAATTTCCAACATTTAAGCGTTACACAGAAAAATCCAAGTGCACCAACAGGCCAAGTTGACTATACAACTACTAGTGGTGCGTATGGAAGAGGATTTGCTGGATCAAATCCACAGCAGTATGGTTCAAGATTTGAAAAAACAATGAACCAAACAGCAATTGAAGCGGATCATGTTGTGCACCTTTCACTAAGTGAAGGACTGGACAGAAACTTTCCGTTCGGAAACAGTTTATTAGAAAGTGTTTTCAAGGTTTATAAGCAGAAAGAATTACTTGAAGATGCAATTATTATCTACCGTGTGCAAAGAGCACCGGAAAGAAGAGTATTTTACATCGACGTAGGTAACATGCCTACTCACCTTGCTATGGGATTTGTTGAAAGAATCAAAAATGAAATTCATCAACGTAGAATTCCAAGTGCAACAGGCGGTGGTACTAATGTTATTGACGCTAGTTTTAATCCACTATCAATTAATGAGGACTATTTCTTCCCAACAACAGCGGAAGGACGTGGTTCCAAGGTAGAAACACTACCTGGCGGTACTAACTTGGGTGAAATTGATGACCTAAAATATTTTACCAACAAGTTATTCCGCGGTTTACGTATTCCAAGTTCATACTTACCTACCGGCGCAGACGATTCTGCCGCACAGTATAACGATGGTAGGGTAGGCACTGCTTATATTCAGGAACTAAGATTCAACAAATACTGCACAAGACTGCAAAATCTTGTTGCATACATCTTTGATAGAGAATTCAAGATGTACATGAATGCCAAAGGCGTTAACATTGACAACAATTTGTTTGATTTAAAAATGAATCCACCACAAAACTTTGCAAGTTACAGACAAAGTGAAATGGATAATGCTCGTGTTAACACTTTTGCTTCATTACAGGAAGTTCCTTACATGAGCAAACGTTTTGCACTTAAACGTTTCTTAGGTTTAAGCCAAGAAGAACTTGCAGAAAACGAAACATTATGGCGTGAAGAAAATTCAGGTGAATCATTTAACAATATGGGTGCTGGAGCAGAAATGCGTGGTGCTGGAGTTACACCAAGTGGCATTCAATCCGACCTAGATACACTAGGAACAACAGAACCTGATGCAGAATCACCAGAACCACCAGCAGATGCCACATCTGAGACACCTGGTGCAGGCGAAACAATTTAAGGTAAATAAGATTATGTTGTTAAAAGAATTTTTTTATTTCGATAAAGACGGTCAAGGCTTTGAAGATGACAAGCGTTACGATTCAGAGCGTGATATTTCTGTAATCAAACCCACTGATACTAGAAAAACAAGGCTAACACTTAAACAACTTAACGATATTCGACGCACATCAGAAGCAAGAGAAGTCGAACAAGCCAAAGAATTAGAGTTTGTACAACTAATGTACGGACAACCTGTTCAAGAAGAACAAGCACTATAATAAAACCATTTAAATACCCATATGAACACAGCATTCGTATTGGGTAATGGTACCTCTAGACAGCATTTAGATTTAGAAACACTGCGTGGCAAGGGAAACATCTACGCCTGCAATGCGGTGTACAGGAATTTTGAGCCTGATGTCCTAGTTGCCGTTGATCCTAAAATGATTCACGAAATTGTTGCGGATGGTTATCATCACAATCATGTGGTATGGACCAATTACAACAACGGATACAAAAACTATACCAACCTAAATTACTTTCAACCCAGCCTGGGTTGGAGCAGTGGGCCAACAGCACTTTACAAAGCCAGCGAAGATAATCACAAGAAAATATACATCCTTGGCTTTGATTACATGGGTTTAAATGGCGGTAAACGCTTTAATAACATATATGCGGACACGCAAAACTACAAAAAATCCGCCGAACCCGCCACATATTACGGTAATTGGCTACGCCAAACCGAAAAAACAATCACTTCTAACCCGAAAACAACCTACATTAGGGTAATTAATAGTGGGGATTTTTGCCCCGCTCAGTTAAATAATTATGATAATTTTAAAACAATTACATATGATCAGTTCAAAAAAGAACTGTAATTTTGATCGTTTTGTCAAAAACGTCAAAAATTTACCTATTTCCACTGGTAAAAGTGGTTTTTTCGTAAATACAAAAGACAGCCTTGCCTATTAACATGAACAAAGGAGAATAATACAATGTCAGATACAAGCAAATTTGAACAACTGCTTGATCTTCTAGTCAACGAAGATAAAGAAAAAGCAGAAGAACTTTTCCACGATATTGTGGTTGAGAAATCAAAAGAAATTTACCAAGGACTAATTGAGTCTGAGGAAAAAGACGAAGAAGTTGATGAAACTGCCAAAAAAGAAGAAGAAGCAGTAGAAGAAGCAACTGAAGAGTCAGAAGACGAAGTTGAAGAAGCAAAAGACGAGTCAGAAGAAGACAAAGTTGAAGAAAACTTCGAAGAAGAGTCAATTGAAGAAATCGGCGGTGACGCAACAGACAGCATGATTGATGCAGTTACTGGCGAAGAAGACAAAGATATGGATTTTGACAACGACGGTGAAATGGATGATCATGAAGAATCACATGATGACATCGAAGACCGTGTTGTAGACCTTGAAGACGCACTAGACGACCTTAAAGCAGAATTTGAAGCCATGATGGGCGACAAAGAAGAAGGCGATGAGGACAAAGGCGAAGAAGAAGGTGAAGAAGAATCAGAAGAAGCCGAAGAGGAAGCAATGGAACCTGCTATTGAGTCAACAGACGAAGAAGCAGAAGTTGTAGATGAAGCAAAGCAACCTAAATCCGCTAGCGAAACTATGAGAGAATATGTCGAAAAAGTTTCTGCTCCATCTAATTCCGAAGGCGCTGATGCAACCAAATCTCCGGTAGCAGGTAACGCTAAAGCACCTAATGATGCTAAAGCACACGCTATTGGCGGTGGAAGTGAAGAAAAGGGCGGTAGTGGAGCAAAGCCAAAGGACATGGGAAAATCTTTCGAGAATGAACCAGGTGCTAAAGCAGGCGACACTTTTAGTAAAGCATCTGCACCAAAGAGTGCTGAGTAATTAGGAGTCGGCCAATATGGCATACTTAAGAGAACATCTTACGTTCGATCAGGCGAAAGTCACCCTTGAGTCCCAAGGTGAAGGGGAAAACAAAAACCTTTATTTAAAAGGCATTTGTATTCAGGGTGGTGTTAAAAACGCAAACCAGCGTATCTACCCTGTCTCCGAGATAGGCAACGCTGTAAAAACACTCAAGGATCAGATCGACGGCGGTTACTCTGTACTAGGTGAAGTTGATCACCCAGATGATTTAAAGGTTAATTTAGATCGTGTATCGCATATGATTACAGATATGTGGATGGATGGACCTAACGGGTTTGGCAAGATGAAAATTTTGCCAACCCCGATGGGTAATCTTGTAAAAACCATGTTGGAATCAGGTGTGAAACTGGGAGTTAGTTCACGTGGAGCAGGTGAAGTTAATGAATCTACAGGTGAAGTTAACGGCTTTGAAATTATCACAGTTGATGTGGTAGCACAACCAAGTGCGCCAGGTGCTTATCCTACACCAATCTATGAACATCTTATGAATACAAGAGGTGGTTATGGTGCGTTTAGGGCGGCGCAAGAAGTATCGCAAGATGCTAAAGCACAGAAGTATCTCAAAGAACAGATGCTACGAGTCATAAAAGGCTTGCAGTAACATAAGGAGAAGCCAATGAGTGATATGTTTAATAAACTTTTTGAAACAGGCTTGCTAGGTGAGGAAGTTCGTACTGACTTGCAGGAAGCATGGGACCAAAAAGTGAAGGAAAACAAAGACACTGTTACTGCTGAACTCCGTGAGGAATTTGCGAAACGCTACGAGCATGATAAGCAGAACATGGTCGAAGCAATCGACAATATGGTTTCCGAACGTTTAGAATCAGAAATTGCTGAAATTGCTGAAGATAAGAAAGCACTTGCGGAAGCAAGAGTTGAATATAAGAAGAAGATCGGTGAACATTCTGAGAAACTGCAAGAGTTTATGCTCAAGCAGTTGACTAAAGAAATTGGAGAGTTACACGAAGACCGTGCTAAGGTCAGCGAAAACTTTTCAAAATTGGAAGACTTTGTTGTTAAGCAACTCGCAAATGAAATCAATGAGTTTGCAGAAGACAAAAAAGATTTGGCAGAAACCAAGGTTCGCCTTGTAAAAGAAGCCAAAGAAAAATTTGCAGAAGTCAAAGCAAAATTTGTTGCTAAGTCAGCAGAAATTGTTAAAGAAACTGTAAGTAAAAAACTTTCAGAAGAGATTTCACAGTTGAAAGAAGATATTCATTCAGCACGTGAAAACAATTTTGGACGTAAACTATTCGAAGCGTTTGCTAATGAATACAGCAATTCTTATCTAAATGAGAAATCAGAAACTGCGAAGTTAATGAAACTTGTTGCTGAGAAAGAAGAGCAGTTAGCAGAGGCTAAGAAAACCATCACAGAGAAGGATACTCTAGTTGAGTCTAAGCAAGCAGAAATTGCTAAAGCGAAAGACGATGCGAAACGTGTTGCAGTGATGAATGAGTTGTTGGCTCCATTAGGACATGACAAAAAAGCAATTATGTCAGAACTATTGGAATCAGTGCAAACAGAAAAATTGCACACAGCATTTGACAAGTACCTACCAGCAGTAATGGAAGATAAAAAACCAACTATTGCGAAAAAACAGGCATTAAATGAAGGCATTGAAGTAACAGGCGACAAAGAGGTTAAACAACCGGTACAAGAAAAGTCAAACTTAATTGAACTCCGCAAATTAGCGGGATTAAACTAAAAAGGAGAAGGACAAAATGTCAGAAATGATCAATGAAAATTGGCAGGCTACCAAAGGCGCATTGCTTGAAGGTCTATCAGGCCACAAGAAAAGCGTAATGGATGTCACTCTCGAGAACACTAGACGTTATCTCGCTGAGTCGGCAACTGCTGGTGCAACTTCCGCAGGAAATGTTGCAACACTAAACAGAGTGATCCTTCCAGTAATTAGACGTGTAATGCCTACAGTTATCGCAAACGAAATTGTTGGTGTACAGCCTATGACTGGACCAGTTTCACAAATTCACACACTAAGAGTACGTTACTCAGACACTCAGGACGCTACAGGAACAGCAAACGACGTGACTGCTGGTGATGAAGCATTATCACCATTCAAGATCGGTCAGGCTTATTCCGGTGACGGTACTGACGGTAAAGCGGCTTCTACAGCGGCTTTAGAAGGTAGTGCTGGTAACAGATTGTCAATTCAAATCTTAAAGCAAGCAGTAGAAGCGAAGTCAAGAAAACTATCTGCTCGTTGGACATTTGAAG